GTCCTAGCAGCATGTTCCTTCACCATTAAAGGTGTCCAGTCAATAGTCTGAATAGCCTTAAATAGATCAGGATTACGCTTAGCAATTCGACCCATTGCAGCATTGTTGCCTGTAATAGCTTTAAGCAGAACCGACGGGTGAACCTTATCGACTGTTTTTGGTCCGAAAATAGTTCGGGTTGCGATTTCCTTAGGTAAAGCTTGCAGAACGTCAGACAAGCGTAAATATGGGCTGTTAGGCTTAATACCACCACGAGGATAAAATGCGTCGTTTAGCTCAGCACGTCCTCTAGTGACAAGAGACTCTTCGGCATTTTTAAGCATGTCCATATAGCGCTCAAATACTGCGGGAATAAAGCGAGGCGCAGCAGGATTGGTAACCTTTCCTGTAGCGAAACCTTCAGCTTTAAGTTGATTCCTAGCAGAATTTGCTAACTTACTAGACAGATTGTTCTGACTTGGAGCATTAAAGATAGGATGACGTGGCTGCTTACCAGCCGCACGAGCTTTAGCAGGATCAGCAATAGATTCTGTAATTTCACGTATCGTACTGCGAACTGCGTCATCAACACTCTTTCTAGCTACAGGCGTAAGAGGATTGATATTCTTGTTAGTTACAAGGTGAATAGCAGCAGGATTTCCCTTAGCGACCTGATCAGTTACTTGTGCAGTTTCATTGATTACGCGAGCCTTTTGGAGACCTTCATAATCCTTCGGACGAAGATCTTTGTTAAATACATCAGATAGGCTAGCGTATCGTGTAGCAGGTCTTTGCAGTGCTTCAGATGCTTTAAAGTCAGCATTTACTTTAATTCCAAGCTGCGGTAAACCAGTGTCAGAATTGATACTAGTAGCATCAAATGACTTAGAAGGCGGACGCCTATTACTGCCAAATTTACCGCTAACTGTGGGCATCTTTTGCATAGGCGTGAAACCTTCACGCTGCTGCTTAATTAAATCTAGTAGATCCTGTGAAACTCCAGCAGGCTTACTAGCCTCTGTTACCGCGTCCCCAACCACCTCTGACGAGCCTGAGGTTGGCGTCTCCCGGGCGAGTTCACGGGTACCTTCCACTAGCGCGTCTGATTCTGAGGCTGCTTTAGAAACACCAGTACCAATATTTGCAGCACGCTTTACTGCTTGTGCTCCGTGTACAAGTTGTCCGGCACCAGGCACTAAGTTTAACGGATCTAATGCAAAGTCTGTAACAGTACCGCCAATAACGGCACCAATATCATTCTTAGCAACGAAAGCTTTTTGGTTTTGCTCATACCAATCAGCTTCCGCTTGTCCGTAGTCCTTAAGGATACGCTTATACTCGTCAGAATCCTTAATTTCATTTTGATGTTGGTGCTGTAGAACGTCGATAAAAGAGGTTTGGTCTTTACCAGTAAACCCTCTCTTAGCACCCTCTAAAACGTCGCCTAAACTGTTATCTTGCTCATTAAACGCTACATCAGCAGCTTCAGCTACTGCATAAAGGGGACGAGACAGTTTATCAATAACGCCCAGAGCAACACTCCCGATACCCTTGCCTGGTTTATTCTCCGTTTTTGGAGACGGCGGCATAGTAACAGGAGTGTCAGCCCTAGAGCGCTGTAATATTAAGTTGGCAATTTCAGATCGGCTAACTGTAGGCTGTGGTAGAGATCCAATTACCTGTGCGGCTTGGATTTGCCGTAGCCTGTTAACGTAATCCTCAATATATGTCATTAACTAGTCCCGTATAATAACCTATACAATTCTTGGGCAGCCTGCATTAAGGTGTTACGATCCATACCCTGATTACCCTGATAGTCTGCAACTAACTTAGCAAACAAAGCAGGATTCATGGCTACAGGATCATCCTTAGACCTAGCGTAAATTTCACCGCGATTAGACATGGCGTTTTGAATGGCGCCAATAATGTCGGATCCATGGCCAGGTTCTAANTGNTCAGCNAATAAAGCAACTTGCTGCCAAGGATTTAACTTATCTTGACCTGTAGCACTGGCACTTTGTGCCTTTTGAGCTGCGTCTAATTGCTGTAGCAGCATATCCCGTTGCATACTAAAGAGATCTTTTTGATCTCCAATATAATCACGTTGCTGTTGATATTGGAATTGAGCATTTTGAGAATCACGATCATAAGCAGCTTGTGCTAGCTTATACATAAGATCGTTGGTAGCTCCAGCAGCTTGCGACCGAGTGCTACTAATGTCAGAATTAGATTGCGACATATAATCAGCAAGTTGTTGCATTACATCTTGCTGCGCGTTAATGCCTTCTTGACTAGTAGCCTGTGCAATCGACTTATCATACTGTGCAGCCGCTTGTTGCTGTTGCTCTAAAGCTGCGTTAGACGACAACATTTGCTGAGATTCCATTTGGTCAGCAAATTGCTTATCAGAGTTCTGAGCGGCAATAGCCTCGTTAACACCTAAAGCTTCAGTGCCTAAACGCTTAGCTTCTGCTCTCTGAGCCGCAGCATCCGCAGCATAACCAGCAGCAATCTTATTACGCTCGTCAGTGTAGAGTTGCTGAGACTGGGCTTGACCCTGATCATAACTAGCCTGAGTCTTAGCAGCACCAGCATTAATTTCATTGGTAGCACCAGCGTAGAGATCACGTAATGCTACCCTATTTTGACGGGCTCGCTGTTGTGTCTGTCCTTGCTGTGCAACAATACTCTGAATGACAGGATCAAACTGAGCATTAACAGCAGANTCAGCTTGATTCTTAAAGCGATTAGGATCAAATGCAGGCATTTGGACAGGATTAAATTGCATCCCGCCTTCTTGCGTCATCAGCTTTTGTAGCTGCTGCATAATTTGAGATACAGGATCAATAGCTTGCTTAGTTTCTACAGGTGTATTTAACGGCTTAACATCAAACGAATCACGTTCCATTTGACGTTGGCGAGCTAAAGCATCTGCAACACTAAGCGGAGTAGATTGCCTAAAACTATTCATAATAGGGTCAGCACCAGGAGCGTCACTACCTCCAGTGACATTACCAGGCTGACCCTGCATCATTAAGCGTGCTAGATCATTAGCACTTAAATTAATATTTTGACCTTTACGCTGCGGCTGAGCACGACCGCCTTGCTGCATATTAACCATTAGAGGTTATACTTTTCCGCTCGACGACGTAACGCTTCTTGCAGAGCATTTTGTTGCTGAACCTTTTGCTCACTCTGATAACTACCTAATTGCTGAGAGAGCTGATCCAAGAAAGCAGTACGTTGGCTATTTAGATCGTTATACTGATTTTGATACTGTTGATTTAACTTACCAACATCAGTATTATACAGACTAGACTTAAGAAGACCACGAGCAGCGTAGTCATTTTCCATGTCTTGCAAAGCTTGGCCCTTAGCCAAACCAATATCGCGATAAGTACCTTGGTAGTTCTTTTCGTAGTCAGTACGCGATAAGCCCTGCTCAGCTTGAAAATCAGCAAGAGACTTAGCGTAAGCAGCCATTTGCTGCTGATAAGTAGTATCAGCCCTCAAAGTATTAGCAATACTCGGAGGCTTCGGAGGGGCCGGGGGAGTAATAATCTTCTTAGTAGGAAGCGGTGGCGGAGTAGGAGTACTCTTTCGATTACTGCGAGAACTACCACTATTCCCAGAAGAATGAGAACTACCTGAAGCTCTACGCTGATAAGATTCTTGACGATAATTTTCCCGGCTAGAAGAAGAGCCGCTACTAGAATTCCGCCTAGGACTACTAGAGCGACGCTTAGCAGAACTACCTACCCTAACAGTAGATTTAGGCTGCCGAGGAACTCTAGTAGCTACAGGCTTAGGAGCAGGCGGCCTTGGTGCCTGCCTATTTCTAGCAGCAGAAGAATCCATATCTGCCATTAAACCGTTCTCCCATCAGGTGCGCTAAGGTATTCTGAAGACATATAACGTTTTTCTCTCTTCGCCTTAGCTCGCTTCTTTAAGGCATTTAACCGCATGCGAGTCCTATACGCTCTATCTCGCTCTGCATAGCCTGTTTTATCAGTAACAGGACCAATATTAGGAGCAGAACTTCCACCACGATAGATGCGGGACCCAACCGAGTAAGAACTAGGATCCACAGTTACCATCCTACCAACTAAGTCAATGCCTTTGAAACATTTTGGCGTGTTGCAATAATAGTCGTAATAGTGAAGAACCTTGCAGGACCACTAGCGCTGGTTCCATCATAGCTAAATTCGATTTGAAAATTGATTTGTCGAAATCTTAAAGACTTCTTGAATTTAGCAAACTTTCTCAAAGAAGACTGTGGACTGATATCAGTCTGAATAACCACAGGGATGGTTAATGGTTGGTCCCAGGTATTGAGCAAAAGCTCATCCCAAGTATGTGTTAAAAGATCATCCCAAGTTACAGAGAAACCGATAACCACGGGCTGCACTGTTCCAATGATATCGCTAATAGCTGAAATGTCAGCACCCCACCACATTAAACGCTTATAGCGGTGTGGTACACCGATGTCATAGTTCTTTGTTTTGATTAAACAATTGATAGTCTCAGTATGCGTAATACCAATAATGTCCTGAAAACCATGTACTAAGTTAAGATTAGATACATCTGTAGACATAATATATTCAGGAACAGCTTGTCCTGTAGATCTAATTGGTACGGCTACAGCAGGGCCGATATATCGTGTATTAGTATCCCATCTGGTCCAAACCTTAGCTTTAAGACCAAATACGTAGATTCTATTGAAGTATTTAACGACTAAGCGGTCGCCCAAAAGTGTCAGGAATGTTGGGATAAGCCAAGGACCAGGTTGAGATGAATCATAAAAGAAAGGTACCTTGGAGTTGATTTTAGCAAAGTCGTAGTTTACAACTTCGTAGACATTGTTTCTGTGTAGCACATATAATTGGTTTTCATAAGCTGTTACGCAATGCGTCGTAGCAACACCAATAGTTGAATTAACTTTGCGAGTAATAGCAGTAGTAGGATCACTGTCATAGGCCAGAACATACGTCGAATCTTCTTTAAACAGTAAGAGATTATCGTTGTAAACAATGATATCAATTAATCTTTGTCCGTCACCCTTATTGATGAAAATGGATACGGGATATGTGGTAAAATCTGCCGGTGCTGATCCTTGTAAAAGTGTCGAGTTGGTACCCGTTTGATTTGGACCTGGAACAACAAACAATCTTTCCTTATGGACAACTGCCGCTCCACCTTTCTTATACGCGGAAACCACAGTATAAGTAAGTGAATCATCAATATATCCACCAGAACCAGCAGAGTTAATATCCGCAATAATATGTGCTTTATCGTCGTACTGCACCATAGCGGCTGCAACTACAGAACTAGTACCAGTAACGAAAGTCCAAGCGCCACTTTCATAAGACCAAATACCAGCAGAATTAGCACCGATTAATCTGGTATGTGTAGCTGTAATGAAATAACCTAATAGTTTTAAGCCTGTGCCTGATCCCGGAGCAGCTAGATCGTAAAAAGGCGGACGAGCTACATAAGATCCGTCTAAGTCTAGCTCCATATTTACAACATCTACAAGTTCATTATCTTGAACAGCGGTAGGATCAGAGAGCTGGTTAATTCCAGCCACAAACGGACCTAAACGAATAGGTTCACCGGTCATCCTGCATCCTCTGGTAAGACAGTAATCGAAGGATAGAACTCAGTATCAGTAGTATTAAGCTGCTTCAATCTAGCGATACCATCTACAAATTGACCAGACATTTGATTTGCAGCTTCCCAATCTTCATCAGTTTGATAAGCTTGCTGTAAGCAATACTCAACAATTCTGAGATGATACTCGACTGGAAAAGGAAGAGTGTCAGCAGTTGAAGTAACTTCAGTAGGTCGTTGAAAATACCAAATCTTGATAATACCTACAGTGCTAGGTGTAGGATATAAGATGAGATCGTCTACATGACGAGTGTAAAGTACAGGATCACCTGTAGCTGTTTCTGTAGGATCATTCTCATTGATGTAAGCATCGTATTCAGCACGATTATAAAAATCTAATTTCTTTTGCTTAAAGTAAATAGATCGAATAGCTAAGGTGTCAGCAGGTGCCACGTAAACGTTGAGACCAGCCTCAGAGTTTTGAGAAGCAACAGCTTGAGTGAGATCATTTTGTACGGCAATTTCTTTAGCTACATCATTAATCCATCTAATGATGTCTGCTTCTTCAATTTGAACTGAAGATTCATCACCAAATTGACGCTGAACGCGCTTAACTACGTCAGCAACAATCATGTTGGGATAATCCTACCGTTGTGCTTAAAGCTGTGCTTACCACTACCAACTACCGTCCGGATAAAGTCTTGCCGCTCTTCAGCCTTATCCATTTGCTTCTTAAGTCGATAAGCTTCATCCGCGTCTTCTTGTGCTTGTGCCCAAGCAAGCGGATCAGTGTGGGCATTATCACCATTAATTAGACGAGCAATAACGCGCTCGTCTAATTCGTCCTCCTTAATTGTAAATACAATATAAGGTTCCCGATCACGCGGAGTGCAACAAACTGCAAAAGGCGGGGTTGTATCACCAACCTGACGGTTCTCCGGAGGAATCCAAACAAGACTAAGATCCTCAGAAAAGTCTTTAATCATGGCAGCAATACGTTCGTGCTTCTCACTAACAAAGTGACCATCTTCGGTCACT